CAAGAGCCATTTCTAACACTTCCATCAAAAAGTCTTGTATATATTTGGGAGTATCTGCTCTTTTCAAATCCAAGCCCATTGCTTTGACTTTGCCTTGTTTGCCGTCTATGTCAGTGCGTTTACCTTCATTGTCAATTACGTTGATAGCATATCTTTTCTTAGTAATAAACAAACCACGATCACCAACAACTTCTCGACCTGCTTTGATGATTTCTCCTTTTGCACGTGGACAATGAAATGCTAGTTCCATAAATGCAGGGAAACTATCTGAAGTTTGATCTGCAATGCTATCGTATAACTGAATAGACATTTCTTTAGACCAATCTTCTTTAGCAACCTCATTTTTTAAGATGGGCCAAGCAGAGAAATAACATGAGTCAGTATCACCATAAATCATTGCCTCGCCTGTGTGATCATATTTGCCTGCGATTACTTCGTTTACATATGCTGACATGTGCTTTGTGATACAACGACCTGTTAGAGTTACAGACTGACCAATACGTTTATCATAGAATCGACAATGCTCGTTAAGAAGTGCACCATATGCTGAATTAAGCAAAATCTTACGCACTAACTGACGCTTGTCCCAATACTCTCGGTCTGCCTGTGTTGTAGATTCTCTAAGTTTTTTCTGCATAACTTTACGATCTGAATACCATTTTGATAACAGACCAGGAATCACGCCCTCTTGATCTCCCCTGAATACAGTACCATTTGCACTAAGAATCAGTGAGTTGTTAGAATCAAAGATCCACTTCCATATTTCAGCCGCACTCTTTTGTTCACTTCTACCATCTTCGTAGTCAACAGTCAACATAGTGCCGCGTTCTTGATTCATAATTGCTGTGTATTCTAGTGAGCCAAACAGACCTTCCCACAGCACACTACCTTCTACAGTATCTCCGTCTTTGTATCGTGCTTTTTCTTTTGCTAGTTCGATACCACGTTCGTCCATATATTTGTCAGTTAATGACTGTCGTATCTGTGCAACGATTGTTTCAGGAGCCATGTTTAAGGCTCTAATAGTAGAAGGATACAGAGAGTTGATATCGATTGAGCCGATCCATTCATGCATTCCTTGCTTTGGGGTAGCAACGTATGCACCAGCCGCCTGCTGTTCTTTAGTGACATTGATATTACGTCTGTGCTTATCAGGAACAACAAGCCCACGTTCATGCGCTTCGTTCATAATAGCCATTTCAATCATAGCCACAGAACCCATTACAGTTGGCAACAACACAGTATTTTCATGTGCTAGTTGATTTGCAAGTTCTAAGAATTTGAGTTTGTTGTGAATCTTGACCAACAACATAACGTCTTGTCTGTTATACTCAATAAACGTTTTAAAGTCTTTGTTATATAACTGGTCAAGAGTGCCTTCGTAATCAGTCTTGCGTTCACCAACTTCCATTTCACCAATTGAATCTAGTGTGTAACTGTGCCTAGACTCGTAGTTGTATTTCTTATAAAGTTGCAAATAGTCTAAGTGAATACGACCCACAAGATCAAACGTTTCTTCTTCTTTACCAAAACGTTCATACATTCTTTTCTTGGGATATTGACCCATCAAACAAAATCTACGTGTGTCATCTTTGCTAAGAATCTTTGTAACACGATTAACCATATATGGAATATCGTATCCTTCTGAGTTCCAACCAGTCAACACATCAGCATCTTCGATTAGTTCAAAGAATGCATCAAACAGTTCTTTCTCTGTTCTAAACAAGATAGTGTCGGGGAAGTCTTTAATAGCATCTTGTGCAGTCTCATATGTCATATGCTTTGGGGGAATAGCAAGACACACTAATTGATCTAGCCAATCTAAGTAGATACCAACTGCTGTCACTGGATTAAAAGGATCACTCGGAGAAGAATAACCCTTCTCTGGATCAAAGTCAACCTCAATATCGAAAAATGCTGTGTGCAATTTGGGTGCATCGACACCTAGATAATTCTCACTCAAACATCTGAATACCGGATTGACATCGCTTTCAAAAGTTCTGCGATTAGAATGGATACGTTTTTCTTTCTCAAACTCTGCTTGTTTTCGGGTAGAAAATCTAGTAACAGAATCTCCAAAGATAGAACGATATTTGCCTTTAGGGTCTTCGTAAAACATTACGAAATTTGTAGGATATTCTTTAAACTCCCGCGTACCCGCAGAAGTTCTTTCTACTACGCAAATTCTATCTGTTTGCTTGTCGTGTATGGCGTCTACATAACTCATAAATTAATTCTACTATAGATTTCTTCTGATTGCAACCTATTACTTTCCAATCCCGGGTGTGCCTTGTCTAGGGCACTATCTGTTTTTATAAATTTAATGTCTGGAATAAAATTCTCTAATTTTAATAGTTTGGGTTTATCGACTCTTGCTCCAAAAGGAATATGAAGAAACGAAAAGTTTTTGATACCTTGAGAATTCAATAAAAGTTCTATGTGTTGAATTGTTAACCAATTGTTCCAATAAACTTTTTCTTCATAAAACAACTTGCCCACTGTAGATAATATTTGGGCACGATGATCGGCTGTCTCGTATTTGATTTTTTCGCCAGCACCTTGATAATCAATAATTCTATAAAAATCGTATCTAGTAAAATAGGAAAATCCTAAAATAACTAAATCGTCTTGGTAGAATTGGGTTTCTAAAACCCGCATTAGTATCTCAAAGTTGCCAGCCCCCGGACTAGACAGATTTAGGCATTTATAACCTAACTTATCTGCTAGTAACTGGGGCCATGCAAATTTGCTGGGTTCCGGCCCAGGCTGAAGTACATCACTTTCGTCAATACAGTCGGGAAGACCGTGACCATATGAATACGAACAGCCAAACGCTACCAATCTAGGCATTTAAAGGGTCTTACCAACAGTCTCCAAAATGTCGTTAAGTTGTTCGTGATCCGCATTAGTATCGGTAAGTTTCGACTTGTATGCGATTCGGATAGCCTTCTTTAAGATTGCGGGCTTGACTTCAAGTTCTTCTGCTACTGCTTTAACAGTATCAGTTAGTCCACCGTTTAGGGTTTCAACTTCATGCATTACCTGAATACCTTCATTCACTAATTGCTTGAGTTTCATTACCTGTTCGGGGCTAAAGTATTTTCCTGCCATATGATTTTCTCCTTTGAGTTAAGTCAGAAATTGTTTGTATAGTATATAGCAGTGTCAGGGGTAAGTCAATGTTTTTTGGGGAACATATTTTCCCGTATTATGATATCATACAACGATTGGGCAAATAATCTATGAGTGTTATGACAATAGTGACCGCTAACCATAGTATGACATGTATTTCTATTTTGGTTGTAGATGTCAGCCATTGATGGAAAAGTGTATATTTTATTTTTAAAATCTGTTAAATCTAACATTTTTTTAATATAAGGGTTGGTTTCATTATTATTAAGATGCCACTCTGGATTTCCGCATTCTCGTAGAAACAAACTATCGACTAACAATACTTCAGTATTAGTTGCAGATTTCACTAACTGTCTAATTAATAAAATACAATTTAAGTAATCGTATAAAAAATCACGCTCGGTTGTATCGGCTAGTCTTAATTTACCAATTTCAAAATATACTTGTTTACTAAAGGTCAAATGTACTAAGGGGTTTAGTTGTGCATACCCTTCCTGAACAAAAGCCTCATGGTCGTCAGTGACATACGGTATTTGAAGTCTATGTAAACCCGTAAGTTGAACTATCACTAAATCTGCATTTTTTAAGGTCTCAAAATCTTGGCTAAGTGTAGTTACCATACCGTGTATGCTTTTGCCATTTTCACCCCTATTAACTACATCAGTACCAAAGTGTTTTGCTAATAGATTAGACCATCTATTTTCAATTCTAAAATTATCCCATGCATCAGCAAGTGGATGATTTACATCTGGTCTAAGGATTCCTAACTGAGCAGATCGGGAGGCTATTTGATTATCAGACAGTTGATCTTTGTAACCCCAAAAATTAGGAAGTATGTGATCCGCTACCTCATCACCCCAAGCAAAACTGTCACCGATAACATAAATCATGCTATTATTTAGTTATTGAAAGATATGCCTGTTTTTCTCTCCGTAAATTTTGATATATTTTCCAGCTACCATGTCTGCTTTCGCTTCGATTGGACTACCTGGATAGCTTGACCCGGGTTCGATTTCGTCATTCTCGCCCTGTCTGATGTGTTCAAGTTCGTGGAAAACAGTTCTAAGAATGTCAACTAAGTTTCTGTTATTTGCATAGACCCAGATTTCATCACTACCTAGTTCATGTCTGCCTGTATGATGACCTTCTTGTGCTTCTTTGCTATCATAACTTAATTTGATCTTGGGCATATTTTGTATGTTTAAGATATCACCCATCCATTTAGCGGCTTTCTGCACTTCTTGGTCGATATCGATCTTGTCAGTCTCACGAATTTCGTTCTTCCAAGTACTTGGCTCACGGCCAAATCGCTTTTTAAAAAGGTCCTTTAAGGCTCTGTGATGCAAATGGTGTTTTTTAGAAACATCTCTTACTAATCGATCAATAGTATCAGCAGTATTTGGATCTTGTGCTTTAATCTTTGGTAAACGGTCTGCTAAATCTTGTACAGCAGATTCGTATTGTTTGCTTTCGCCACCACCTCCACCGTCTCCGGCGCCCATGTCCGCAACGTCATTTGCACCACCGTAGTAATATCCATAGCCTGCACCATATGCAAAAGGCTTTCTTGATTTTGCTTTGCGCTTTTTCTTTCTCTCAGTGAGGAATTCTTTTGCTCTCATTATACTGTCTCGTCTACTTTTATTTTTCTGCTAATAATACCTTGACCTGCAACATCCTTTGGTTGATTATATCTTTTAGGATCGATCATTGGATATAGAAATTTAGTTCCACCTGATACTATATCAAACTTACTCCCTGCAGATACTAAATGATCCTTTTCGTATTTTCTAAAATCATCTTCATCCACTTCGATGGGATTTCCTATCTCTACACTGCCAATAGCAACTGCTTTACCTTGACCAGTGCGTACAATACTAACTCTTTTACCTATGTAGGGCTTAAGAGAATTAGTATTCCTAGTTTCGTATTTTTTCTTGCCATCTATGATTAGATCAGAGTATGAAATGTTGCCATCTGATTTAACATTGATTCCTATGTTTGAAACTGCGATCTCATCGGCTCTCATTTGATGTTATCCTCGCTTCATCAAACGTATGCTACCGATCCTAGAATCAGGAACGTTGTATAAACGTTTCATCAGTTGTCTTGCTTCAAAATGATTTGAAGCAGATACAGTGAGATCCATATTACCCGTATAGCCCGGTTGCTTTACAAATACTGTAGCAACGTATAAGTGTTCAGGCTTTACGATATCAGAGGCTCTCATGTGAGATTACCTATCGTAGATACTTTTTTCTCTAGGACCGTGTTCTGGTTTGAAGAAAGATACAATCTTGTCAAAATT